GCATTAGATTAATAATACCCTGAATTGTGGTTTTAATTCTTGGTTCATTTAATAATTTACCTTGATACAACTCTAAATTAAGTGCAGCCTTTTCTCTAATATGCTGCGGTAGTATTGTTACATCTAAGTAAAACGGATGATCGTTTATTAAATAGTCAATGCCGATCGGTCTGTTGTATTTTTCACTAATAGAATCTACATAATATAGCATATTATGACAATCTAAAACATTATAAGTTTGTACAACTGGCGAAACGTCTAAATTAACATTTTTTAGTTGTGCAATCTTTTGAAAATTTTCATCAATTTTTTCCCACTTACTGGGCGAGCGTATATAGTCATTTACTTTTTGATAGCCATCTAGACTGCAATTGATTTTTATGTTAGAAAACTTACTAATTAAACTTAAAAATTTATCAGTTACATTTGTGCAATTAATATTAAAAAATATTTCAATCTTATCTTGATATCCTGCTGCAACTATTTCTTCCATAAATCTATAATTATTGTTTATAAGAGTAGGCTCGCCGCCGGTCATATAAACTTTACTTAAATTTGGAATAAGCCCTATAATTTCATTCCATAAAAAGTTACTATCAAAATTTAAGTCGCTATCTTTTAAGAAAGTAGGATTTGGGCCCCAGTTGTTATTCCAAAATTCTTTGTATTCTTCACTTTTTTCGTATGAGCTAAAGTGTTCTTTAGCAATTTGACTGCTATTAAACGGATTACACATACGACATTTGAGATTACACAAGTTTCCTAGTCTAAGATCTAAATATACAGGTGGTAATTTTACTTCGTAGTTATTTTCTTTTGCACTATTAATAAAGTTGTGCAGTTCGGGTCCTAGTCTATTACGCCACTCAGCAGTCATTCTAGTTCTAAAGCTATCTAAGCCTATACTTTCTTGTTTGTAACAATGCTTACAAGCTTCTACTTGAACACCATTGAGCATATCTTTTCTAGCATCTTTAAAAACTTTACTATTCCATGCATCTTCTACACTGTTTTTGCCAACCATCATAGGAGATCCATCTGCATTACGTGCAAAGGCTGTTGGACCACTGGCAATGCAGCAATAACGCATTTTACCATCAGTGTTTAACATAGTACTAATAAATGGCATAGCACAGAAGGTTTTTGATTTTCTCATTACTTTTCGATATCTATAAGTTTTCTAGAATTTCTAGATGGATTTTGGTAAACTGATTTAAAGAATCTACTTTGTTGTGCATTTAACGGCTGTTCTGCAATAGGAATGTTTAGTTCGTTAATTAATTTAATTCCATATTCTTCTATTTCATAATCAACATCTTCAATTGATTCAAAAGACACTTTCCATAAATTATTTAAGTATTCAAAATCTCTCACATTTATAAAATCCCAGTCTGTACACATTGTCATATACAACCCTGCCCGAGCACCGAGTATTGCCCATTCACCATGTTCTGCATCAGCACCTATCATTAACCAAATATATAAACGTTGTAAATTTTTCCAATGTCCTTTTACTAAATCATATTTGCTAGTACGTACACCTTCGTTCAGCGTCATCTTAACACCTTCACGGAACCCAGCACGCCAGGCTTGCTGCGGTGTTTCATTATTATGTACAGTTGAAAAACAACTATTTTGTTGAATATAATTTAAATCCCAGCAAAAGTCTACTTGTGCATGTGGGTTATCGTCTGGAGCATTTTCATGCGTTTTCATATTAAGAACATAATCTTTAGGCCAACATTTAATGCCGCCATTACCGTACATTAACCCGTTAATTATATTTTTACCGCACCAACTTATTACACTATTTTCTAAATTAGATAATTGATCAAACGGTATTTCTTGATTTATAAACGAACCATCTATTTTATTATCAGCGTCTACAGTAATAAAACGATCTGTTTCACTTAGATTAGCGCAGGCTTTATGTGCAGCGTCTGAACCTTCTACACCGTGTACACGTTTAGCCCAAGGAACTTTCTGACATAAGTCTGCATAATTCTTTTCTGCATTCGGCTCATCGTAGCTTAGGTAAATGATATCACAGTCTGCTACTCTAAAGTTATTCATCGTGTGCCTTTCTATTACAATCATACGCAACTGTTGTATATATACTTAATTGTTCTAGGTCAGATTCTTGGTCAAATATGAAAGGAATATTTATAACAATCTCACCTCTTTGATTAAGAGCTAACCATATCATATTGTCCTTTATGTATAAACCACCTGCAGGTGTATCTTTCCTATTAGTAAATACATTATCAATTACAACTTTATCTAAATCAATATCTAAATATTCATTAGTTAAACAATAAATTTTGTTATTATGAAATACATGATCTCCAGGATAGTATACTGAATCTTTTTTATTATCCTTTAATGTAATACCTTTGTATACATGTTTGTCATTATATGTCATAGTGTTAAAATGAAAATCACACTCTAAAAGTCTTATTAATTTACGAGGATCATTTTTTTTTGTTATACTACATTTGAAAAATCTAGAATTGCCTATATTCTTTGATATAACAGTATTATAAAACTCTGTATCTATTGTAATTTTCCATAGTTTTGATTTAACTATTTGTTGAATTGTAATATCACCGTGTTTTTTAAACAAAATTTCTTTAAAATTATTCCAGTTTAATGAATCTTCTGAAGAATGTTTACTTATTAGTTGATACAATTTATCTTTTTTATTATACTGTACACAAAAATCATTTAGAGATCTTTCTTTTGATTTAATTTGTTTTTCTTCTAACTCATTAATTTCTACTTTGGAAGTATTTTTATCATTATCGTCAGGCCCAACTTTCCATACCTCACCTGATTCAGTACTATAGTATGCAAAAGTTTTATTCGGAACTTGTGTATTTTTTATAAGATTAATTAGATCCATTAATTTTCTCGCTTTGATTCATAAAGAGATATGAGTTTATCGTTACAAAAATCTTTTTCAGTATAATGAAATACTCCAGTTTGTATATAATTTCCAACAATAAGTTCTAATTCATCATTTATAAAACAGTCAATTCTGTCTTGCCAGGTATCTGTTGTTGACTTCCAACCTTGTACATTATTTTTCATATGTGTAAATGTAGGTATACTTATTCTATCATTTGTTACTTGATCTTCGATATTAAGAATTTTAATTACCAACGATGCTGCTACATCTATACTTAAAAATTTAGGAGTATGTTTTGATATAAATTTAAAATAAAATGCTTCGTAGTTATTACAAACTATTTCTAACATCTTATAAAAATTCATTGCAGTGTCACATTTTTTAAAATAATGAAATCCTACATAGGTATTAGGTAAGTCATTTAATTGAAATGCTTTTCTATAATAACTATTTTGTATATAATCGCCTCTATATGTTTTTACATTTTTTACAAAATACAATTCATAATTATTTAAAATTTTCCACCACGACGAAATATCTTGTAATACAATCATATCAGTATCCATTACTATAGTTTCGTCATATGGCGATGCATGATAAATCTTCCAACGATTTGAAACTTTCCAGTTATCATTAACAGCCGAATCGTTCCAAGGAATGTCAATTATTTTATCAAATATATTTTTATAGGTTTTATCTACAGAGTCATTTGTAATTAAGCTTACTTTTGTATCAGGATTAGTATGTATTATACTTAACGCATTTAAATATGCTTGTTTGACATAGTTGGTTTCATCTGTATTCTGTGCCAACATTATTATGCCCTTAGTCATTTTCAAACTCCTTATTAATAGCCCTACCTAAACTAAATTTATTCATAGCATGAATAGTTAAATCTTTTGTTTTAATAAGTGTATATTCTCCAGTATAATTTTCTTTTTGTATTAAAAATATAATCTCATTGTTATCTAATTTTATTACAACATCTCTATCTAAAATATGATATAGTCTGCCAGGTAACGGTGCTGCAAACGTTCCTTTTTGAAATCCATTCATTATGTGAATAGCAATACTAAAAACAAAATCGTTTCTAAACAGAGCTGGTACTTGATATAAAGATTTATAATGCCACCAGTTATTTTCAATATGTTTAGCTAAATCAAAAAATATGTCATTATTTTTAGTTTTTCTAAAGAAAAATATAGTTGCCCAGTAAAACTCAACACTAGCATCACTTATATGCTTAAACTCAGATTGATCTCTCCAGTCAGCTAAATCAAAAGAGTCTTTATATATCTGAAAATCTTGTAGGCTAGAAAAGGCTTCCTTTAATTTATCATTACATATTATTATGTCAGTGTCCATTACAATTGTTTCGTCATACGGACTTAACTCATATGCCAAAGTTCGAGAATTATTACGCCACGGAAGTCGATACTGAGATAAAGAACCGTCAAAATAAGTTTTAATATTAAATGATTTTAAATTTTCTTCATTTAATTTAATAACATTGTCAAAAACTTCAAAAGATTCTGCATAAGTTAGAGAATCTGTCACAACAGATACTGGAAGATCTAAATGAGTTTTACATCTTTTGGCAACAAACGCTGCTTGCTTTACATAATCTACTTTTTCGTTATTATTCGCAAATAATAATATACCTTTAGTCATAATCTACTAATTTTTCTACTGATCTTTGAGATTTTAATTTGTTATACTCGGTTAGGTAAGTATTAGATGCAGAAAAGTATACATCCAGTATATCAATTAAGAAAGAATTTATATTGTCTATATTTACAGGTATATTATTATCATCTATTAAAACTGTATTGTCATTGTCGTTTTCATTTAATAAATTTACAAAATTTATTAATTCTTTAGTTACAGTAAACTGACATCCATTATAATAATATAACGTATTTTCTATAAATTGTTCATTTAAAATACGCTTTTGATTTGACAATGTTACCATGTAATTAGAAAAGTCTAGTGCTTTTTCTAAACGCTCGTCCATATATTTCTCCATATAGCTGTAGTTACAGTATATAACAGAAATATATATTTGTCAAACAATAAATGACTATAAAGATTGTACTGTAAGACCAGTAACATCAAATGTTACTGTATCATATGTTACACCGTTAATAATCATTGTACCTAATGGCCTATAAAGCTCTACTAGGCTTGTTAATGTACCATTAACGTTTTCATCGACGCCAAAGCCACCTGGACTATCTAAGTCAGCAAACTCTACCTTAAATCCTAACTGACTGTTAGAATTTCTTTTAGCGTATATTCTAAATCTGTTATTTGCGTAACTTGCTCCAAATCTTTCAACTAATACCTGATAGCTAGTTGTTAAATTGTAAGGAGTAATAGTTGCATCAACAAAGTTTGCTACACCTGATACGTTTACACCTGTTCTATCAAAAGTCATAGAACCTATACCTGATAACATTGTAGCCCAATCACCTGATTTAGATCCGCTATACCCTGTTAGTGATGGGGTGAAAATTATCTCACCGCTGGCATTCCAATATCCAGTTTGTTGTCCTTGTGTGGGAAATGTAAGATTTATTTCATGTGATCGAGTGCCGTTCCATGCTGATGTTCTAACACTAGTTACCGGAGTATTAGTCCCGTCTCTTAATACTTCTTCTGAAACTTGTGACGGATCTGCAATTAACAACCTATCAGTTTCGACACTAGACATAAGTGTCTCTAAATCTTGCAAATATGGTTCTGCAATTACGTCACCAGTTGTAAGTGTTGCACTATTACCTATTGTAAATGCAGGTCCTACTTGATGTATACGTGCGCCTACTATATCTTTATATAAATTAAAATAATCTTCTGCTTCTACAGATTCTGCATCTAGTTCTGTTAAAATATGTGTACTAGAAGCACCTGAAATAAAATTCAATTGTCTAGTAAAAGATTCATCCAAGTATAATTGTATATTATTTGCGTCTATTACTTTCACATAATAATGGGAATACTCATTCATTTCTTCTACTATAGGAGTATTTCCATTTGCGTTGTATCTTACAAATTGTTTGTCAATTAAATTATGTCCGGCAATAGTGATTGTGTCAGTAGAATAGTTTACATCTGTACTCGGATCAAAAGTTTTATCTACAAATGTAAGAGGAACAACTTGAGACGAACGAACTGTTTGTCCATATCCGGTACCAGAAGATAAGCTAATTGCATCGCCGTATACTGCCTGTATTCGACTTTGTAAATTATTATATCTTGTTGCTAAAATCGATACCAAAAAACTTCTCCAATTCCTACTATATTATATAGCACATTTTATAGCATATGTCAACTGATTAGAATTTAAATATACGAAATAGTAGTAAACAACGGAGTAGGCACATCAACATGTATACCCGAAGCTCTTTGTACTTGTATTATATTTGAAAGAGATCCTTGTACATTTTCGTCATAGTTTGGATCACCTGTATCAAAATCATTATATTCAACTCTAAAATTAATTGTTGCTGAGCCTTCAACTGCTCCTGCAGATATTTTATATATGTTTTCGCTATATACAGAAGAACCAGATTTTTGAAAAATTGTTGTAAATCCTGGCGTCAAATCAAAATAACCAAGGAGTGTCCCTGAACCTGAACCTGCAGGTGTTGTTGATGTATGATCAAAACTAACTATACCAGTATTACTTAACATACTTGCCCAGTCGGAACCTTTGGCGCCGACAGTATTACTTAAATTACTAGAAATTCTTATTTCGCCGCCACTGTTGAAAAAGTGTCTAATATGATCTTGAGGAGTTACTGAACTTCCATCTGATAAGTCATATCCGCCAAAAACTACATTAAAATCATGTTGTATTGTACCATTCCAAGAAGTTGTTCTTGTTACACTTAATCCTGACTGTACTGTCGACTGTTGTGGGCTTAGTAAAAATTTATCAGATTCAATATCGATCATTAATTCTTCAAATGCTCTAAACGAAGTTATATTATACGGAGCATCATCATCATCTGTAATGACATCTAAATTTGCAACAAGTTGTCCTATACTATTAGGAATAGTACCTGTTTGATGCACTCTAGCATTAATCATATCAGTATATAAGCTATTCATATCACTTGCTTGTACTAATGTGTTAGTTAAAACAGAAGAACTTTGTAAAAGTTGTCCATAACCTTCATTATTTGCACCTGAACCTAAAATTGTTGCAGCTCTTGCTTGTAAATTATTATATCTTGCTGCTGTAACTAAATCATTAACGGCCATAAACGTTTCCTTATACTTTTAATACACACTCTACTAGTTTTTCGCCTTCATTATCATTAGATTCTAATGCAATACCCACTAACGCATTTGTTGCTGTTGTTCTGCATATACCATCATTCCAAGCATAGACCGCTTGTCCTTTTTTAACAGGACCATTTACCCTTACTGGAAGGCGTCCTTTAAGGCCGATGTACTGCCCGTCTGCTTCACTGTTCATCATATATGCAGGATCAGTTGATACTACGCCGATGCAAAAGTCGCTTGCACTTGCTGGAGCAACTTCATGCCCGTCATGCACACCTACTGCAACTGCTGTACCTGCTGGTAATTCTTCTGCTGTGCTATATTTTTCTGCTAAGTCAGCATATCTAGCCGATGTTGCAGTACCTTGAAATAGATTTGCATATATATCGCCTTGATCGTCTCTTACTGCTACACTATTCGGTGTAGAGGCTGTAGATCCCGCAGCTAAATTTGCATCCGAATTATCATATTTTAGATTTTGAGCATTTAATGCCATTCCGTTAAATTGTGTTGCATATACTGTTTGCCATTTTCTAGTGCTAGATCCTAAAATATAAGCATTATCAACACCCGGTGTTATACCTAATTGTGTTCCGCTTACTGTTCCAATACTAACTACATCTGTTAATGCTCCTAGATTGTCATTTGTTTTTATAGAAATTTTTGTTGAGGCGCCAGTATCATGTTGTAATATTCCATGATTTAAAGTAGGACCAGCTAATCTGTCAACATAGATTTTGAAGTCTTCACTGTATACTCCTGATGAGCCGCCGATTGACAACCCGGCATCAACAAACTTACTTTTTACATTAAACTCTGGATTAATTTTAGATACAAAATTATCTGACGAAATTCCGCCTAAATTATCAGCATTAGATGCTGTGCCGTAAAATCTATGATTCGAACTTGTTATGCCGTTGGATCCGAGCATAGTATTAACTAATGTAATACCTTGTTTTATTCTATCAAATCCTATAACAGGATTTGATGGACCAATATCAAATTCGTCAGCACTTATAACTTGAACTACTTCATCATTTACATACGCTAATATAACAGAGTGCGGATTACTTGCTGTGTCAAGTAGGGTAGCACTTAACATAGTTGTAACACCTTCGCCTGCATTTTGCGGACCTATTAATATAAATCGTGTACCGTTATATACATACAATTGTTCATTTAAAGTATCCCACCAAAAATCACCAGTTGCTAATCCTGTAGGTTCAGTATCTGATGTTTCAGAACCTCCTGTTGTACGCCATTTATTTCCATCATAAAACTTTAATTTAGTTGCATTACTATCGTACCATCCTTGACCGCTTACTGCTCTCGGTGGCGGATTAGCGCCGCTGAAGTTTTCTAGCAAATACAAAAAATTTTCATTTTGAATTTCACCGTATCCTGCATAGTTTTTACCTATAAATTTTAGATCAGTTGTTGTATCAATTGTACCATCTTCTACAACAGCTAAAATAGTGTTGTTGTATCTATCAATTTGATATGCCATTTAGTTCTACCCTTCGACTGTATTATATTATTTATCGTATTTTTGTTATTAAGGCCAACCAGGCGCTAATGTGTAATCCGTATACACATCACTGCTAAATTGCCATGTATTTCCTATTACTGTAAACTTTTTCAATCCTCTAGATATACTAACTGCAACGTTTCCTGTCGCAGGAAAGAAGTTAATATCTTGTACAACTGATTCGTTTTGTGTGCCATTTGAGTCAACAGCAACAAACGACACATTTTTTACAGAATCAATGTCAATATTTGTTGCAGTAGAACCTGCAAGGTTTTGTGTAACTACAAATGCTTCTGTACCTTCTTCTCTTAATCTGTATTCTGCTATTTGTGGTTGGCCAGGAACGTATACCGGATATACACTCGATATAATATATCCGATTTGATTATCTGTTAATCCTGTAGTATCTAGTGTTAGAGATAAACGTTCGCTTCTATTTTGTATATCAACATAATTTTTTGTAGCGACATCTTGAAGTTCTGTTGGATCAGCTAATCCTGTCATTCTTTGATTGTTAACAGTAATTTCACCAGTTGATGTAATGTTTAGCGGTGAACTTGTAGTAATAGTTGCTGCGTTTAAATTAATATTATCAACATTTAAATATTGAAGTGTACCTATTCTTACAAGACCTTCAGCATATAAAACGCTGTCATCTATTCTATCTGCAGAAATCTTATTAACTCCGTTAATTTTATAAGATCGACCTTGATCTACATCAAAATTAACATTACTTGTCCATGCATTGTTTACTCTATTCCATAAAATAGACTTTTCAACTCCACTTGCTCTTAATATTACGCCGCCGCCGTCAACAAATTGATCGTCTAAAAGTGTACTATCTTCAGTAATGCCTAATTCTATATTAATATCTTGTACTTTTAGTACGTTTACATCTACTGAAGTAGATTCTCCTCTTACAGTAAGATTTCCTTCTATAATAACATCTGTAGAAACTCCTACTGGAGTATTCGGCGCACCGATATGTAACATTGCTTCAGGGGCACCATTGAAAATACCCACTCTAGCTTCGCTAGAATCAATATATAAAGCATCAGTAGATACAGTGTCATATGCTGTACCTTTAACTCTGATGGAATAATCGTGATCTGTAAGTTGGTTTTCAGTAATGTATGTAGTGCCTACAATTTTTTGCACATTGTTAAGATCAGCACCGATAATAATACCACCATTGTTTCTAATAGTTAATGTGCCTGATGTTTCACCGGCGGCATCATTTGGAAGAAACTGGTTTGCTGTTAGCACATCGCCAGCTTCATTAATAAGTGCTTCTGACGAAGTTGCTGTTCCTCTAAACTTAAAGTTAGTAGTATCTAATACATTTACACCTTTTCGAATTGTTCCTGTTGGATTAGACGCTGTTACAAGTTCAGCAATTCTTTCCTCAGGTGTCGGAGTAAAATCTATATTACTTGTTACAGAAACTAAGTTACCTGCAACAAATGTTTTTGCAACAGGTCTTGCTCTACTTTGAACATCTTTAATAGAATCAATTTGAAATCCACTAACACCTTGTAAGGAACTATACGCTGGTCCTATAAGAACTAAATTAGATCCGTCATAGAAATAAATCTGCCTTGTTTCTGAATTAATCCATAGGTCGCCAGCAACCATTTGTGGTCTGGTTGGCGTTACAAATGGTCCTCCACTTACTTTCCATTCTTCTCCATTAAATATTTGTAGTCGTTTACCAGTTACATCCCACCATAACTGTCCCTCTAAAGGATTACTAGGAGGTGCAGTGTTTGAAAAGTTCTCTAAAACTTTTATAAAGTTTTCATTTATAAATTCTCCAAATCCTTCATAGTTTCGACCAACTAATACAAGATTAGTTGACGAAGTATCAATTTGTCCATCAATTAAATCTGTAAGTAGCGATCCGTTTGTTTTATTAAGTTTGTAACTCATATTAGTTTCCAGTATAGATAATATAATTTAATGCCAAGTAAGGATTCATAATGTCCATAGGCGTACCTAAATTTTGTGTAGTTTTGATGCCGCCGCTTGAGGGTAAAGCTTGACCAGCTTGTGACCCTGTAGGTGCATCATATTGAATAGCTTGAGTATCTAATGGAGCACCAGTATTGTCTCTAATTGCATAGTATTGTGAACCTGCATCGCCTCTAAGATCGTGTTCGTGTTCAGGTAAATTAGAAACATCAATTGTAGCTTTTTCATTACCTAAGTTGTTGCCTACTGCTGTAGCACCACTACTAGTAACTCTGCCTGCGGCACTATCATTCATATTGTCTAAACCTAAAGGAAATCTACCTCTCATATCAGGTAATGCAAATAAGTTAACTCCGCCGTCATCTAAGAAGTCTGGATCTAAGAACGAATATCCTATTTTTTGGAATAGTGCAGTAAACTCTGATTTTAAAACCTGTCTTCCATCACAAAGCAACCATCCATTTGGTTCTTCGTCGCCGCCATATGGCAAAATAATGCCAATCGGTAAAGTAGGTAATCCACTTAAAAAATTAAGTCTATTTACTTTATAAATGCCTTGATCTGATCCGTAATTTTTATTTACTAAAACTTCTAATCTATCATCAGTGGAAAATAATTCTTCTTTTGTAGATATAAATCCATCTCCGACTGTAGTAACAAATGTTTTTGTATTTTCTCCCGATTTACCATCAAAGGAAAAACTTGATGCACTTACATCGCCTTCCATTCTAAAAGTTGTAGCGGTAGTTAATCTCTCCGATGATCCAGATCTACCTGATACAGTTCCGTCTAAGTTTCCTTGGAATTGACCAAAAAATGTGTTAGCATAAATTTGATCAAATCTATTAATATTTGTACCTATATTAAATACACCGTTTTCACTCGGTGAAATATTACCTGACGAAAGTACACCTTTAATTATTGCATCGCCATTAACATATATATTTCTACTTACGCCGATTCCGCCTAATGTAGTAATAGACCCTTCATCTTCTGCAAGACTATTTTCGCTATTCTTAACAATTATTCTACCTAATGTAGTGTCGGTTGACGAAGGACTTAATTGTATATTACCTATGACATCTAACGCTTGATCAGGATCTAAGTTATTAATACCTACATTTTGCGAAGAATCAACTCTAATAACAGTTTTAGTAGTTGCGCCATCTTTTACTCTAATATCTAAATTACTACCCGAAGCTGTATGCTGTATAATACCTTGATTACCTTCAGCTTGAATTTTAACCTGTCCTGTTGTTCCAACTTCTAATCCTAAATCATTTTTTACTCTTAAACTAAAATTTGTTGTACTAGGAGAATCTGAACGCAATAAGTCATTTGCACTAACAATTTTTGTACCATCGGTAGGATCATTTGTTACTTTTACATTTAATGCTTGCTCAGCAACTCCATTAAATTTATAAGCATCGTTTGTATTACTTAAATTAAATCCTTTTTTGATTCCGGCAGTAAACCCTTGTATTGTAGTTTTAGGAGAAAATTCATCGTTGGATATTATACCTACAGTTACATCTCTTATATCAATTTTTAATACAGTATATTCTACATTATCTTGGCCTATTAATGTTACAGGAGTTGCACCTGTAACTAATCCATCTGAGAAACTAGGGCCAACTAATACCCAGCCAGCACCTGTATATAAATATAATTGCTGGTTATCTGTGTCTACCCAAAGGTCACCGCTATTAGATATACTAGCAATCGGTTCTGACGTTCCCTTTTTTAGACCTGAAGCAGAAAGCCAGCTTGTTCCGTCATATATTTTAAGCTGATCTACTCCCTCTGAACTGTCGTACCATAGTTGACCTTCTACAGGTCTTTCAGGAGCATTTGGTGCTGCAAAGTTTTCAAGCAAGTGTAAAAAATTTTCACCTATTACTTGTCCGTAATCAGTTCTAAATCTACCCGGAATGCTTAAACTGGTATCAGTATTAATGGTATTATCCTGTACTGTTATTTCACCTTTATTTGCTTCGTCTGTGTATCTTATTTCATATGCCATTTATTAGACTCCCGACAAACTTTGGATTCTTACAGTGTAGTCAATTTGTATTAATCGGTTTAAACTTTTTTGTACAGGATGGAAGATAACATGTGTTATTAATCTTCCGTTGCCTGTAGGACTATAACTACGTAATCCTAACTCGTCGAACACAAATGGACTTTCTTGAGTATTTGCATTATCAAATGCATCTTGTCCAGCTGGTTCGCCATAATCAAGTAAACATGATACAAAAACATCTGTATAGTTTGTGCCACTTACATGTCTAATTTCTAGTTTATTACGTGCAGGATCTGTATTATTAGCATTTCTATCATCTACAATTTTGCTAAATGTTTGTCTATATAAACTAGCATTAGTTCCAGTTGTATTTGGTGTTAGATATGTAATTATACCAGTTGGGTCTACACTAGTCCCGCCGCTTCCAAAACTCATTTCACTAATAAAACCTTGTCCTGCATTACTTAAACTTTCTGCAAGAGCAATACTCATATTCTCATAGTGGATTGCATTTCGCTTATCGATTAAAATCTCGTTAGATTCTGGATCAAAGATCTTTATATGTCCTTGTACAAGAATACCACTTTTATCATTAATATCTGTCATTTTTGTTTTCCTACAACGTATTTATTCCAATAACCCACTGTCACTATCACGTACGAATCTAGCTATATTATTATTAGATTCAACAAGTGATTCTCCAGGAGTTGTCCATGTTTTTCCGATTTTTCTTACTACTGTCACTTGTAAATTTTCTTGTGGTACAAAATTTAGTATTAAAGAATTTGATTTCCAAGATATTCCATTCCATGTAAATATATATTCACTTTGCATATGCTGTGTGCCTATAGTTGGACTTAGTGGTCTTGTATTATCTGTAAAGTCAAACTCTGGTAATATAAATTCTCCTGGAGATAAAACATCTCCTTCGTTCGAATCTAATGCCAATGTTTGATCAAAAATATCTATTTCATTTTTTCTAAGTCTTCTACCTGCATAAAATACTTCAAATTCATTTAAATTATTAGGCACAAAATCTAAAGCAAAGTTACTCGATATGCCATCAGTTGTAAAGTTTTGTGTAATTATTTGATCTCTATACGGAATTGTTTTTGATATTCCTTGATCAAAAATATTAGTTCCTGCGTTAATTATATCCTTTGTACCAGTACCGAGTGTTCCTCGTCTTAGCTGTCTTAATAAATTGCCTTCTTTTACTAGATATTCAATACGTTCGCCTTCAATAAAAATTACACCAGGTATATTTTTACCTTTATTAGGTTCAGGTAATTTAGTACCGTCTATAACTTCAATACGTAAGTCATAATAATTTAAATCTTGTGATAATGTAGTAGCAGCACTATCTAATCTTTTAAAGTGTGTTCTGTTTAACATATCTTTAAACTGTCTAAATGCAAAGGTATTAGTTACTACCGGTGCAGCAAAATGTATAATATCTATTACATCGTTAGGATTAGGTAATTCTAAAAGTTGCACTTTTTTCAAGTCACTAGTTATATGATAATCTACAGTGGGTGACAATAATTCACCATTTATACTTACCCAAACGTATTGTGCATCTATAGCAGGATAACGTAGTTCAATTTCACCTCTAGTAAGTCTATGATAAATTACAAACTCATCTTGACCTTCGGAAATAATCGATCTAGCAACAACGTCTAAATTGATTCTTTCAGTTTGTAATATATCATGATTTGTAAATTTAATCACTTCAATTAAACTATTATCTGCGGGTGGAACTTTAAATGTTACATCTGTTCCATCTATTGTATATTCGCCGTCTGTTACGACATATATTTCAAGAATATCACCTTCATTTCCTGTGCCAGGTGTTAATTCTATAGCATTATTAAATATATCAAATCTCCACTGTGCAGGGAAAGTTATAGTTTCTCCATTTAATATTACAAGTAAATCGTTAACAGTAATAGATGCTTCCGGCTGTTGGAACAAATCTAAACTATACTGTGTAGTACCTACTAGTTCTTCGCTTAATTCATTATACTCAACTATTCGATTATTAGAATCAACAACAAACTGTTTGTTATATCCTGGATTTAATATTTTATTATCTACTTTTACAATTGTATTATGTTGAGTTGGTAATTTATACAAAGGAGATTGTGTTAAATTATATAATACACTCGAACCATCACCTTTAAATACGTCTTTTGTAACTTGACTATAATTTATTTTTGTGTTATCATAAAACACAATATAATTTACCTGAGCATTCTCTGTAGGTGGAGTATCAAATCGTATTAAAAGATTTCCTTTTAAGTTTTTATTAGTACTATCAGTTGAGTCGTAATTTACTAGAGTAGTGCTTACTTGTACACCGTCAATAGTTGCAAATACATCTAATAGTTCTGTGTAATCAACATCGACAATAACTTCGTATTTTACGCCATCGCCAACAAATGCATCAGTTGTTAGTATTTTTTGTTGTCCTGCACTAATAGTAATAATGTTAAGTTCTTTTTCACTATCTGGTACTTCGTTTAACGTTACTGTATTATTAACAAAATCAATAGTATACTTGTCATTTGACAATATTACATTATCTAATTTTACTATTACAGCATCTTTAGTACTAGGAGTAAGTTCTAAATTAAATTCTACAGTACCGTCAGTTTTATAACTCTGTGAATAAATTTTTCCTTGACCGTCACCTTCTCTATGATATACTTTAATATCAAGAGTATCTACTAGTTGTCCCGGCACAAGTTCTTCAGGACCTTTAGAAGTTGTAGGCGTAACAAATCCGTCACCGTCAACAATAATATCTTCTGCATTTATACCTTGGGCAGTTTGATAGTTTAAATCTCCGCCACTAAGTGCCGTATCATAACTTTCTGTATCCGGAGTAACACTGCCGTCACTTGTATTTTTTCTTATAATTAATACATCTCCATCAGCAACGGTAATGCCCAACTCATCTAAGAAAATTGTATCTGTTGTGCCGTCACCGATTATGCTATTAATTATTACACCGTTATAATCAAATTTACCACTATCAAAATTTGGATCATCAATTCTTACACCGTTAAGATATACATTATATTCTATATCTTGTGTTAAAGGCTGGCTTAATTTTATACTAACAGTTGAACCGTCAAATGTAAATATTTCATCTTCATATGTATTGTCATATACGTCCCACGAAGTACTATACCATTCTCCAGATCCCCAACCAGCAGGTCCTTCGAACTCGAAACTTCTTACTTCAACGCCGCCATAATCAATACCGTCCATAAGTTGTGCAAAATTCATCGAACCATCATTGTTTTCACCTATACCAAACATTCCTGTAGTAGGATTATATCCGTATGCTAATCTATCTTGTGCAGTAAGCATACTAATAGGCTTATAATAATCAATTACAATTTCTGCACCTACTTTAGGCGGAGTAGTAAATATTATTTGTCCTTGTTCTCTTGTATAAGTTTTATCTAAATTTTCTGTATTTGCAAATGTATAACGACTTCTTAATTGTTCTTTATTATCTATTAATACTTTTACTTTGGTATTATTTAGATCCATAGGAAAATTTAAATCAAAAACAAATTTAGATCCTGTTCCATAGTAGGTTTCTGATTCAGTTAATTCAGCAATATATACGTTGCCACTAATTCTATCAAATTTTACTTTAATATTTGCTGTACGTGCAAGACCATTACCTAAAATTACACTTGCAGTTGCAGGAGTACCATCGTCTTCTTGTGAACCTACAATTTCAATATCTGGTTTAGATATATATCCTGAACCAGCATTAGTAACTTTGATTTCTACAATTTTTCCTTGGCTTATATAAGCTTCGGCTGTTGCATTCTGGCCGCCACCGCCGGTTATATTAACTTTTGGCTTTGTAAGATATCCCGATCCAGGATTTGCTAGTTTAATTTGTGTAATTTCGTATCCTACATTATCTAACCAGTGTTTCCTCGGATATTCAAGCATAATATCATCTATGCCTATAAGTTGTGTTTCTTGTGCTTTAACTTTAGAAGTTTGTATACTTTTTGTATTTTGAGAATAAAATGGAGGTAAGTCAAAATCTGTTGTAGAGCTTCTTGTATTATCAAAAGCATCATAATCTGTTACAAATTCTCTTATAGTCGAACTATATGGTTTTGCTTCATTAATAAAATCTGTATAACTTGGTAAAGTATTGTTTTGGAAGTTTCTAGGCTGATCTAACATTCCTTTATTATGTTTACCTTTTATAAAGCTAGTCTTAAATGCCCAATCTACATTATTTTGTTCTGAGAATATATATCTTAAACTTGCAAACCATAACTTATTATATTCTACAGATAAGTTGTCTACAAACAAATTATCTCTTATTGTTTCTAATATAATTCTTGTTTCTTTAATAGGCTGAGCATCGTAAAAATAACTATCGTATGAACGATTGTCATATCCGATAGAGTTACCTGCTAAATCATATAATGCATCTGAGAATTGTATAGAACCGTTTTGCCTACCTATAGTTTCATAATTTACTGTATAGTCATCTACAGATTCATTTGCTATTTTACGCAATAATAACCAACCGCCTGTGCTGATATTAGCAATTTTTACTGTATCGCCTATTACAGCTTCTAATCCTAATAATTCATAACTTTGGTCTACTTCGTAATCTATATTAGTAAATTCATTTATACCTTCTTGGTACCAATCAATATAATTCCAAAATAAATTAACATCAAATTCTTGTACTTGATATCTAAACCAAGTTTTTTCATCATAGTTTAATCTATAAATCGACCACTTGCCGAATACTGTTGAATCATTATTAACTAATACAGAAAATGGTCTAACACTTATTGATGTATTGCTTTCATAACTGTTACCTTGTGATTCTACATTTATATTTGTAATTTGACCTAGATTATTAATTGTAATATCAAAAGAGGCACCATTTCCGTTACCTATAATAGAATATGTAGGAGCAACTTTATAGCCTCTACCAGGATTTATAATTCTAACTCTTACAATTCTACCATTTTGTATAACAGGTTCAAGTATTGCCTGTTCTGCTTTCGATATACCTACAAATTGTAATTCCGAAGTTGTATCAATTACTGCATCATATTGATTACTTAATTGAGTAGGTGCAACTTGTGCTTGTGATAATGGACTTAAATTATATAAATCAGCAATAATATTCTTTTTCAGTATCATATTCACACGTTCTATTACTTGCTTCAATGCTTCTTCACGGTTAACAAACATACTTTGTCTTGGTCTAAATTTGTTTCCATATCTATATTTCGGAGAAAGTGTAATATCTGGAACTACTTTAAGATTTGTATCATATCCGACAAGACTATCAAACCATTTTTGTTCTATTTCTGTATTCAATTTACTTGTTTCAAGACCTTCACTTATAATCTGATATTGATTATGTATGTTTTGATCTATTGTATCTTCAGTCCATCTTATCGATAAAACAATATCTTTATTATTAATAAAAGAATTAATGTTGTGCATTGTTAATCGATTAGCTGAAAGAAAGTTCACATGTCGATACCCTTGTGCAGAAGGATTAGTAATTAATTTTGTAACATCTAATGCACTAATTTTTCTATCTTCTAAAGACGGAACTGTTGCTTTGTTCTTTACCCAGAAGTAGTTTTTAACAAAATATGCATTAGATACAGAATCATAAAACGTTTTTTGTGTATAGATTGCATCACTGTATATACTCTGGCCGCTGACGCCTTTTAATAATCCTTCTTGGGTATCAGCAAGTTCGTCATACTCACTAGGTGTAAATTCTGATTCTACCCATTCGTATACATCTACACTTGTGTTAAATTCTAATTTATTAAATGCACCATTTTGATAAATTGTGTCGCCCTGATAAGGGTATGTAAATCTAGCTTCGCTAATGTCCCACCATAATTTTCCAACGTTTTCTTCAGCCCAAAATTTCTCTTCATCGTATACATTTGCAACTGAACTTACATTATATCGAGCAGGATCAAACGGAATCTTATATGTTAATTCTTGTTCTGCAGGACCTGCAATTTTTCCTTGTATCGGATCTATCCAATCTAAGTAAGTTAGTATTTGATCTGTTCTTTTATTATAGAGGAAAATATTTTCAATTTTACTTGTATCAACTGGAGTAATTTTTTCTCTTGTTTTAGTCCATGCTGTTTTACCCGAATCTTTACGATATTCTAAAACTGTTCCTCTAGACTTTTGATTTAATGTTCCGTCTGGTAATATAATAGGAGCAGTACGTGTCCACTCTGCATTATCAAAGTCTCTATCTTCAATAACTAAACCCGGAGTAATATCAGCGTTAGCAACATATGCTATACCATCATATTCTACTATAGAGCCTTTTTTGTACGATTTATTTTTTGAAAATACATCGTAATCGTTTAAGATCATATTTGTCATGCCCATATAGACATGATTATTATTAATTTTTAAATTTTCACCTAATAATATTGCATCTTTATCACGTAAGACTAAGTCTTCTGCAAAAAGATATTTCTGTTCAATTTTTTCATAGTGATAAACTACACCTGAATCTTTATTAGAACCTGCAAATCTAGTAAAGTTATTATCAAACGCAGTTTCGCCTGTATCAAAAATAGTAGGTATTACACTATCGCCGTTTGCACTAGTAATAAAAATGCCATTATTAGTTGCAGCTACAGTAAACCCAAACAATTCAGATTCTTCATTACTAGGACTATATAACATTTGGCCTTTTGTAAATCTTGTTCCATTAAACTGATATACATGGACTTTACCTTGATCTATTTTATTAATGTCATCAAATGGTTCGCCGATTGCTATAGTATTTCCGTCCGGACTGATCGAGATAGAATTAGCAAACCCGGTATTTGGTATATCTGGATAGATAGATTGATCTAAATAAAATTTATCATTAATTTTTCTATATACTAAGACTATAGTTTCAGGAGTTGAATTTGTTTCTTGTGTACTAGTTGTGATTAGAACGTCACCTGTAGTACTTAATTCAAATTTTTCACCAAATCTAATTATATTAGTTTCTGGATCAAAAAATACTTCATCTCTAGCATTAAGTTGTTCTGTCCATTCATTTGGATTAAATCTGCGATTTAATTCAATACTATTAGGAGTTATATCATTATTTGCTTTATACAGTTTTTCGTTATACACTACAATCGAATCAACATTATAAGATGCATTTTTATCAAAATCTGCAAAATCATATGCAACAAATCCACTATTATTAGGAATGTAACCTAAATAATCGATTCCGGTTGGAACAATGTCCCATTGAAAATAGTTAAACGACGAATTTGCTGAAATGTTAGTTTTTGCAACAAATAATCTATTGTTTCCACTATCAGGACCATCATATTTTACTATTTCACCAGCTCTATATGGTATTACAGGATCATATTCTCCTCTATAATCTTTGTCAATGCCGTAAACAAAGCTTATATTTTTCCAGTATAAGTTATTTGTAACTAATATAGGATTATTAATATCTTGGATAAAATTAATTAATGTTTCATAGTATTCACCTCTAAATACTACAATATCTCCTTGCACATAATCTGAGTTTAAATCAAATTTGCCGCGATATCTTAATGATTGCTCATCATCAAGACCATGTGTTAAAAATTCTATAGTGCCGAAATTATTTAAAGATTCGTCGCCTGCTGAACTTACAGAAATATAATATTTGTTATTAACTTGTTTTACATTTATTCTAGATCCAAACTTTCTGTCATTTCCTCTATATCTAGAAACTATACTTCTAATGTATGTATATGCTCCGTTTTCACTACGTCTATATACAGATATAACACCTTCATTATCAAATTTCTTTTCGCCAAAACTGTCAACTGGTATGTTGAATACTTGTGTATAATCTTTATTAAACGAACTAGGTAAACTTGCGCTTCTCGAATCACCACTTCTAGTTTGCTCATTATATAACCAGTATTCGTCATTAACTAAGTCTGCATTCTCTACAAGTGGCATAAAGAATGTTCCTGTTGAATCATTTATTATGTTATTTTTTACAACAAAGAGTTTGCCTATATTATCAGCTGTGTTTACAAGTGAAACTCCTACATCAACACTATCAATGACTCCCATATCTCTATCTGGATCAGCTGCTCCTCTATATAAGTCATTACCTAATCTAGTAAATTCATATCTAGCAATATTAGTGTTGTATAATTCAAAGTTTCCGCCATAGGTAGTACCGTCATACTCTTGTAGAATTTTTACATACACTCTTACACGTAGGAAATCTCTTTGGTAAAACATTACTTCTGCCGCACTAGTATTGTAACTGGTTAATGCAAGGCCGCCAAATTCATCAAAAGGTATTTGTTTATCAACAATTATATCTCCGCCATTTGGTCTTTCTGTAAGAACATTTCCTACATAATGATATCTAGCCTGCGGTTCAAATGGATCTCCATTAAAATCAAATTCTGAATATTCAAATTCAATAAATCCGTCCCAGATATCAAATACATCATGAGATTTATTTATAATACTATCTTGAAATCCAAATTGTGTTAAATCAGTAGGGAAGTTTTCGTTTGACTGTAGTTCTAATTTTATACTTTCTCCTGAAACTATAGAATTAAATTCACTAGTGTTCGGAGTTCTAAATACAAATATATCTGCAGGATAATCTGCAGGGGTATTATAAGGATTTCCTGAATAAGATAAATTTAATATTTGACTTGCTTGTCTTTTTATTCCTGTATAATCGCCTATTACAGATGTTGTATTAAGTAAATTAAAATATTGATTCTTAACTCTAGATTCTTCAGATCTTACTAAGTCTACATATACTAAACCATTTCCGGTATCATAAAACTCAGTACCGTTATTATAAGGTTCTGTTTCAATAAGCCAAAACCCTCCTACTACATCAGGTGTAAGATTTTCTGCTATTAATGAATATGTGCCAACTAAGTTATCATTATTTACAAACATAACTCCTGTTTGTTGAAAAACTCCGGTTGTATTTTCTAGATATACAACAGTAGTTCCTCCCTGTTCTCCTACAAAAACAACTGTACCGGCTGCTGTTGGAGTTTCTAAAAAATCGCCTATTATTGGAAGAACAGTATATTCCGGGATACGTACTATAACTTCTACCTTGTTTTTAATTTCAAACGCACCTGTTATGTCTGTAGCTTTAATATCTAATAGGTTATTCCATGGCTCGTATGCATCATTTATATTTGGATTGTTTTTCGAATATAAATTATATTGTAAATGTATAGTGTCTCCAACTGATGATGCAAGATACTGTTGTAACGGTGCTCTAACTAATACATGTCCTCTTCCTGTCTCAGGGTTATTAACATAGTTATTATCAAGACCAGGGGTTCCGGTAATTAATAATGCTAGTAATGTACTATCAACTGTATCGTCATTAATAAAATCAGTGTAACTACTAAAAGTGTTATACGACTGGCTACCGATTGCTGGTAAAATATCCCTATTTGCTCTCCATAAACTTTCTTTATAATTTACAATATCAGATTTATTATATGGCAAAAATGGATCAAAGTTTTCTTTATATCTAGTTCTTACATTTGATGCTGTCGGAGAGCCTACAAACAAATAGTTTCCGTCAGGTGTATATGCAACCGAAGTACCATATCCTGATTCTGCATCATCACTACTAAAAATATCTCCACCTGACGTTAAAGTTTGATCTAAGGACCATGAACTAATATCATTTGATCTACGATAAACGTGTACTCTACCATCTAATTCTTTAGGAGATCCTACAACCATATTTCTGTTATTAGATGTAACATCTAATGTTGATGCATAATTATGAAAGGTGCCGTCGTCAGTTGTAGGATTTTCTACACTACTTTGTAGATTGTATACTTCTTCATTTCTATACACTCCCCAATTAGAATCTCCGTCAATATCATCTACCCAAATCTGTTGATTGAGTGCTTTATTTTGTTGTAGGATAGCATTTGCACTATCTAAATCTGTACTTCTTACTGATCGTAGTCCAACTACTTTTAAATCTAATTCATCGTTATGATCAACATCTACAAACTCTGGAAAATCTTTTTGTAACGGCCATTCGACTATCACATCATTTCTATTTTTTTGTATTACTTTGTAGAAATTTACTATACCAAATAGTTCTGCATTAATAACAGAAATATAATCGCCTATTGCAATGTCTGTAGGAAATTTATTAAATGTAAATCTTACTAACGGATAATCTGAGTCTGGAGTAGTAGTAAGTTCTAAATTAACTTCTGATGTTCCGACTAATGTTAGATTTAATCTTGTAAATTGATGAACATTCCAAGTATTATTATCAATAGGAGACCAAATATATTGATCTTCTATTAATTGATTTACGTTAGCATAAATTATGTCTTCAAAATTTACTACTTTAAAATCTACGTCTCCGTTATATACATATCCGCTAGATTTTATATACTCGTCAAATTTAGCCTTTGTAGGGAACGGTGAATTGTTATAATTTTTTGATTTGTGATATAGCTCAAAAGGACGCTGTCTATAAACTTTATCTGTATTATCTTGTGGTAGATAATCAACAAGTTCAATAGGTTGCGGCGAAAGTAGCATACTCTGTTCATCTAATACAATTTCTAATTCTTCTTTTTTATCAACTGATCCGTATCTACCTACCTGGATTGCCCATTCTTCATAGAACTCTAAACTATCTTTGTCTGCTGTGTTTAACGCATCAAATAATTTATCAAGTGCATTTTTTGTACCCTTTTCTTGTATAAATCCTTGATAGAATTTATACTGACTAACATCATCGTTGATTATATTTGACAAATATTTTCTATTTTGATAGCCTAATAGATGTTGAGCAAGTTTTTGTTTTTCTATATCAAAATTGTCACTATCTAAATCATAAAAATCTGTAAATTCGCTAATTCTATAATCAAAATTTGTAAGTAACTGTGATTTTGGTCTTTCATCAAGTATTTGCCATTTAGATGTACTAAATGTTTCATTACCAGGAATATTTTCTAAAGCTACATAATAAAATTCTTTATATTTTATTAAATCACCAATAACATAATCTTGCCATTCTTGCCATTCAGTTACTTTTGCATCATCAAAAACAAACCCAGGAGCATTAAGTGTGCCATTCCACTCATCGCTTCTGTATCCTGAAACTTTTATTCTTTCTTGTCTATAACCTGTAGACGGTTTGTATATAATATCGCTAAATTGTGTAGTATTGTCTAACAGCACAACATGCTCTTTTTGCACAAGAGGAAGTTTTATGTGATATATTCCGTCTTCAGTGTTTGCTAATCCTATGCTAATGCCCTTTGCAGATCTAGCTATTCTACTAGTATCTGAGTTAATTTGACTACCGTCTGCATTTAGAATTAATCCATACTCATAAAAATTATTATTAAGATCATCTACAGTTGCAAAAGGTCTTTCAAAATCTATTAATTCTGCACTAGGACTTATAGATAGTGCATTTCCTGGTGCCCAGTTTTGAGTTGTCCAGAATAAAAATTCTCTTACTGCATATGTCCAGTTTTTAATATTATTAGAGCCAGCAAATTGTTCAAACTTAAAGCCTAGTGTATTTAAATATTCTCCATAACCTATTAAAAAGTCTACTACTTCTTGACTAGTTCTTAATGTTTCACCGTAATTAAGATAACTTGTAATAGAACTAAATTTTTGAGCTACAGTTGCAGATTTTCCGCCCACAACTGGTGCTTCAGAAAGTCGAACTAAATTAGTATCATCAAATTGTGCGTTACTTTTATGATTTTTTGTTACTCTATAAAATACTGTTCCGTCTTCGACAACTTGACCTTTATAATAATTTTTTTCCGGTTGCCACTTAACAAATTCTTCGCTAACTCCTCCTACCGAAATTTTCGGATCTGAAAATGAAGTAATCGGTTTATAATATGAAAATTGCGGCTTAGACGGATCATAACCTTTAATTATATAACCAGATGCACTTTTTTGTACAATTACACCACTGTAGTTAGCAATATCAACCGGTGTACTTTTATGTAAGAATATTTTATAGTTTTCTTCAGGTACAAATACATTACCTTGATTATAAGGTGTTCTACTGTCTAATAATAATTTAAACTTATCTTTATTACTAAACCCAGCTATTTTAAAACCCATTTTGTTTTTAATTGATTTAACATTGTTAATATAATCTTCGTATATTTTTGTTACATAGCCTGAAATATAATTATACTGGTAATTCACTAACCCACTTGTATAAATTCTTTCATCATCATTATACGTATTAGGAAATTTAATTTTTTCTAATTCTATACTTTTTCCTGTAGGAGTGTAAACTAATTGTCCGCAGAAATTTCTAGACATTCTAGAAATATCAAAAGCAGTACCAAGTACTTTAGCTGGTTGATTTAGTAAGTAACTAAGCAATATTGCAAAAGGATATTCGCTTGAATTTCTCCATGCTGCTTCTACTGGAGCAAAATCTCCAAATGTAAATCGTTGACGTGTATAACTTGCAACATAATTCTTTGCAAAATTACTTTCTAACGGAGCAGTTAAATTTCCTCTATCGTCTGCGGGAATATGAGATACTAATCCCGGTCTTACATATTTTGGATTTCTAATAGGTAATTTTCCTGGCTCTCTTATCAAGCCTTCTTGTAAATCTTCCCATAATACTAAATTATTTTTTGTATACGGAGCTACTCCATAAACTTCGTCCCACCAAGAAGGTTTGATTGTAAATCCTATCATTTCCCATGGATGACTGTGTGGACGATCTGTGTCATATGCTTGCTTATAAATACCTCTCCAAAATCCTGGCAAGGTTTCGTCATCAGGTCCGGTCATTGAAGAATAATTTATTAAAAATTTATCCGATCTATTATAAAAACTATTTTCTGTATAATCTTCATCAACTATTTGATTCCATTGCAAGAAATCAATCAATAACGTATTATCTATTTCCTGTTTAGTAAATTTGGTATCTCTATAAAATCCTCCAACATAATCATTAATGTCAAAGATGTTAGGATTATAATTTACTTTAATATTATTAAATATTCGTTTTTCAAATTCTAATAATAAATCATCTCGATAGTCGTTAAATGCTACAGTAATACTTCCGTCGTGGCCTTGTATTACTCGTGTAGGTTCTCTAAATCTATCATCAATATAAATTTTTGGTTCGTAACTAGGATACAATCCTAGTTTTGTAGGTGTAGGCGGAACATACGATCCATCTGTTGAACTATACTCATAAATTTCAATAGTATCGCCAACTTCTTTATCGGCTATGATAACAGCAAATCCTTCAGAACTAAATGTATAATCACGTCCTTTTAATAATTGAGTACCGTTCAAATAAACATTAACCGCAGTAGTGCTTATTATGCTGTCGTCAAATGGATTACTTATTGCAAAAAAAGGATTTGTGTTATCTAGTACTTCGTAAACTAATCTTTTACCTGTATTATAAGATATCATATCACTAAAATAAAATGGCATATTAGATGTTTTATCTTTATTAATTTCTAATAATATTTTATCTAAATGCTGTATTACTGGTCCTGAATATCCTAATTTTGTAGCAGTTTGTATAAGCTGTCTTTTAAATTTTGCATACTCTTGTTTAGAAAAACGTAAAGCACTTACAATATTATGTTCCTGAGAATTTAAATGATAATTTGCTAAATTTACAGGTCCAGAATGTTTCATAAATCTAGTACCAAACTTATCAAGATCTCCTAAATCTCTTAAATTACTTTTTCCAGGATATGTACCGTCAAATTTAGGAATTTCACCTATCATTGTATTGACATGGTCTACAACTTCTCCTAATGTAAAATCAACTACATTTTCATTTAACGGGTTTCTTTCTAAGTTATTAGGTATTTCATAAAATCCATTTTTAGATTTAGGACTATTTGATAAAGTTTTTATAATTACAATTTGATTTTCTTGTAAATTATTTGTAAATCTTACAAAAGTTTTTTTATTAATTCTATCTATTTGATAATCTACATTTTCTTTTTGAAATCTGTCATTAACAAATACCTTGACTTTTAAATCTGTTAGTAAAGTTGAATTTTCGTAAACATCAATTTCAAAGTTATTATTTTGTTGTAATGTAGATGTGTATTGTCTAATAACATACTGTTTTGTTATTGTGGGGTGAGATGCCCAGCCGTTTTGATATTTAAAATCTTCTCGACTTGTATATTTTCTTAAATATGCATTATCTGTATAGACTGTACTAATACCAGTTTCACTTTGTGTAGTAAATGTATCTGATAATAAATTAAAGTCAAACACAATATCGCCACTATTATCTATAGTTCTATAGCTTAAAGGAAATCCTAATTCTTCATCAGGAGTTCCAGTTCCTTCTCTATAACTAAAAAGCTTTGTTCCTGTAAAATTTGAACTTTCAAATATAGCAGAGTCGCCAAAGTCGTTTCCATTAGGACAACATAAATCAAATTTAGGCGGCTGGTTAGTTTTTGTTTTTAATTGTCCTAGATTCCATTTGTTATTAGTAAAATGATAACTTTTACCTGCATTATTAGTACCCTTTGTAACTAAAACAGTTTCTAAATCTAATGGATTAGAATCATCAGTTTCAAATAAACTTATTTGTCTATAACCTTGGAAGTTCAAAAACTTTACAATATATATTTTGTCTTTGACAAGTATATCTGTATCAGCAGTAAAAAGTATTCGCATACCTTCAGTTATATCAACACCGTCGATATTATAGCCAGATGAGCCTTCTATAATAGAAAATACATCTGTTGTAAAATCATCAATAAGATCAATATCTTTTTTTGCAAATGTTCCAAAATTAAATAATTTTAATCCTGCTTCAAATTCAATAATAGGACGTTTAGCTCTAGCATCTTCATCAATATTAACCTGTGTTAAATTAATTTCAGCACTTTTATCTATAACATCTCTATGAATCCACCTATTATATCTAGACCAGGCATTTTTGTCAATTGCTGCACGATTAGAAACAATATAATCTTTTGTTGCAGGATATGAATTATTATTACTCCATGGCAATATATCAAATCCTTGGGAGTCAAACGGAACTAATCTATTTTCAGAATATGATGCAGGAATAATTAAATCTATAGTGTTTACTAATCTAATCTTGTCGCCGACACCCTCAACATAATACTGACCTGTTTCGTAACTTTGTGGCACTGTGTCCCCAAGGAAGTATACTTTCATTCCATTTGAAACACTCCAGCCATCTTTTGTTGTGTATTCTTTTTTACCTAATATTTCTGCTGCTACATCGATAGATGTATTTTCTTCAATATCATATACTCGGATATTGCCACTAGTATTCACATCATTTTTTGATATGTAAAATAATTTATCAGGCGCATTATCAGGAATAGTAAATTCTATAGTTCCCTTTTCAATATATAGGGTTGCAATTTCTTCATTATCTTCGTTTAGTTTTCTTATTCCATCTGGATAAAGTGTAGAAATATTTTCGGCATCGTCTTCAAAAGTAATTATACCGTCTGCAGGTATTACAAAAAAATCACCTGGTTCAGACACAGCACCTTCTTCGTTATATATAACTGAATTATATAAATCAGGGCCACTTGAATCATCTCTTCTGCCAGTTAATAATGCTGACCCGGGTGTAAAGGTTCGTGATAACGCAAATGCCATAGGATGACCTGGAGTATCTATTTCAAATTTATAAGTCTGTCCTCTATATAATTTTAAGTTAGGATTTCTACTAAATCCATTTGGAGAAAATACATAAGCAAAATTATCGTCGTCTTCTTCTAATGTAACTGTGTATGTACTTTCAATTCCTCTTTCTTGACCTTGGATTGCAACAGGCTGCGGTCCTTCAGGTATCCAGTAATATTCACGAAAGTTTACAAATTTATCCCAGTCAATACCAGGGTTCCATGCATAAGACTCTTGAGAATTTAATTTGCTGTGATTAGCAACTGATCCTGAAAAATTACTTATAGAATTGATATAATCGATATAGTCGCCATAAAATTTTACATTGCCTAAATTATCTTCTATTACAGTTGCAGGTTCAAATTGATAGTTTTCTCTATCTAATGATATATCTCCGATATAGTTATCTGTAGTAGTATTATATGATTTGGCATGCTTTCTTCCAAAATATCCTGATAGTTTTTCTGCTGTGCCTGGTTGTGTTAATTGATCTAGTGTTGCTTGTAAAAAATTAATGTTTGCAGTAGTTCTAAAGAATTTTGGTAATAGATTACTTGTTTTTCTTTCAGAATCTCCAGGAACTGGCAAACTGTATTCGTTTTGATTATTATTAGACATTAGTAACTATAACCTCCTGAAGAGCTACTTGAATTTGATACAAGAACATTCGATTGTACTCCTGTATTATTTTGTGCAGTTGCACTAACTACTTTTCCATCTACTTTTAATTTCTTAGCTGAAATTTCATCAATTACTTCAATGTCCGAAACAGTTGCAGAATTGATGAATACTTCGTCTGGTTCAGATTTTATTTCAAACAAACTTCCAAATACCTGTGAATCTTGCTTTGGTACAATTAATAAACTTGCAATATTAGGACTCATATTACTCATAATATATGTGCTAAGTTCCTGGAAGTAAAATGTATCTCCGAAATCCCAGTTTTCAGATGCAAAAAACTTATTAATATAATCAACTACTGTTGACTTTAATTGATTATCATTTAAAACTATACTAGGATTTTTTACAATTTTAAATGTTACTTGTAATTCTTCGATTGCTTTATCTCCAAATAATGGTTTATATTTTACAGGATGATAGATTATTTCATCGCTTATACTTTTTATTTGGTTCAGTTGACCACTGTAATTTAAAAATAACTGATCACTACTTTGAGGTATAGGTTTTATATCTAATTCATTAGAAAGCCAAAGTCTATACTGTACATCATAATCTCTTGTTAAAAGGTATGTATCTATAATATTTGATAACGCAGGATCAATACGTTGATTATTATCAGCTGTATGTAAATAATGAAACTTAATTTTTTCTCTACCTACATATGCTTTATAGTCACTTGTAACATAAGTATTATTCTTTATTTTATCAATATACTTGAATACATTTGTCTCAATAATATAAAAGACTTGTTTATCATTATATACACTAAAAGATCCTATGTTAGATTCTGTCGAAACTATTATAATTGTGTTGTTACTATTATCGAAATATTTAAAATCTTCTGTTTTATCCTCAGTAATATATTTTTCTTGGAATATAAATTTATTAGCAATATTAGTTGAAGGGCTAACAATTTCTTCAAATAATTCTATATCGTCATATACCCCATCATCGTCAGAATCAAAGAATGTAACTTCAATTTTTTTACTTTCGATATATCCTGAACTATCTCTATAAGCATCTGATATTGACCATGCAAAATCTCTTGTAAATGGCATTAATTCATCAGGCTTTTTATTAATATTCAATACGTTAATTTTATCTTTAATTGTTTTACCTGTTTTACTATCATATATTTTATCAGCACTATCAAAATAAAATTTAATTTCACTGTCACTTTCAAAAATATATCTTAAGTTTCTATAATTTACATTATAAGTCTCGCCGTCAGTTTTAAAGTAAAAAATCCAACTCGAATCTAAATTTTGTTCACTAGTGTTTCCAGCTTTTCCTAAATTAAATTCGTTTACAGTATCAATATTTTCTGCTAAAATAATTTTCCATTGTCTATCAAATTGATCGTAACGTAATCCAAAATCATTATATGCAAATGTTTGATCAATAATCTGAACAATTATATCTGGTAAAAGATTTTCAGCAAGCTTTGGTCTTATTTCTGTAAGTACTGCTCCTTGAGGTACATTGTCGTTTAAGTATATCGGTCCTAATGCAGAATCTAAATCTTTACCATCATCAGTTATACTAATAACTTTAGTCCATATGTATTCTTTACTTCCTGGATGATCAGCATCGCCTAACATAAGAGTATTGTCTTCCATAAAATGATAGCCGGACGGTGCTAAAAACTTTAACATAGTTTCTGCTTCTAATAGTCTAAGACTATTAGCAGTAAATGTGCCCACTGCTAACGGATCCCCGTCAGTGTCACTCAAATTACCTGTAGTTAAATTAGTATCATTTGTACGTGAATTCCATGAAGCATTTAAATCATCAACTATAATTCTATTGTATTTAGAAAGATAAAAATTCTTAATATTGTTTGAAGATAAAATTGGTGTTATAGTATTGTATATAAATCCTTCAATATCTGACTGTGTAGTAAAATTAAATTTCTTTAAAATATTATAATCTTCTTTATACAGAATTCCATCGTTAGCATATAAATTTGTAGAACTATATTTTCCAGTAGTGTCTTTTAAATCAAAATATCTACTTATTCCGCTGCTTAATCTGTTAACTGATTTTACCTTTGTTATGTCTTGACTCACTGCGAGTGGGCCTACATTATAATCTTCAGCTGTAATCATTCTATTTTGAGTGTAGTAAGTAGCTGGAGCATTTTGTTTAATTTCAGCATTAGTTTCAGCAGGTGAAGAATTTGATATATTTGTTTTTAAACTAAGTGTAATTGTAAGTGTTTCTGAATTATTAGCTTTTGAAATATAAGGTATTTCAATGTTTATATTTGCCATACCTGCTGGGGATATATTCATAAATCTATTAGCACTTGTTCTATAATATAGCTTATAATTTCCACCTGGAATATTGCCAAATACGCCGTCTGCAAAAATTAAATTAATTCTGTCATCAACTCTTGACCCTACAGCAAAAATATTTTTAATTTTTTTGAATAAACTATTATAAATTACATTGTTACCTTCAACAGTATCAACCTTAGTCCATAATTCTGTTTCAAATCCGTTTAGATCTAACCCGTATAACCAAACATCACTATTATTAATATTAGGAGTGTCTATAGATACAATTTGATTTGGCGTAGGATTACTAACAGCAAAATTTCCAATTTGTAAATCTCCTTGACGGAAGTGCATAAAGAATCCTGTGTTAGAACTGCCAGCGCCTTTGCCATCGTCTCTATATAAAAACGCTGGATTATTTCCAGGCAATGGTGGTTCTTCACTAATTAAATTATTGTCAATATCGGTAGAAACTATTTCAAATTTTTCTGATTTTCCCTGAACTGATCTTGTAAATTTATAAACAGGAATATCAGTATTCAGTGCATTAAATCGATATTGTTCAGTCGGTACTCCAGAAATATTTGCACTCTTTAGTGGCTTTCCTACAGGATTTGTAACAGGCAAAGCAGCGTTAATTATTTTTGTAAATTGTTCTAACCATAAGTTATTAGAAGGATCATTCCATTTAGCAGTAATGCCATTCATATTAACACCGCTACTATCAAAAATTGATTCGCTTGTTTTAACTGCTTCAATTTTTAAAAGACCATTTGCTGCTTGATTTCTTTTGGGATTATAACTTATTAATCTAGCAAGTCTTAATACACTTTCTCTACGCTCTGCTGTTTCTAAAAAGTTTTCTCTTGCATTAAGATCAACACGGAAAGATAAATTTTGTCCTAAAAATGCTATTAGATCAATAAGAGCTACATATTCTGATGTTTCAATATAATCATTAAAATTTTCTGGATAATTTTCTCTTAGATATTGAATCATTGTTCTACGTAGATTATCAAAATCATAACTTTGAAAATCAGCATTACGAAAACTTTGATAGATTCTTTTCCAATCTTGATTTAACAATAATCTATTTTGTCTGTCAGATATAGACATAGCGGTTTCCTTAATTTAATGTATTTATCAGGTTTAGAAAAGTACGTATTTAATTTACGCAAGATTAGCAGATTGGTCAAATTTAAATTCTAAAGACTCTTGAATTCCGTAAGCAATATATTCTATAGTTGCTTCTATTTGTATGCCTGATTCATATGTAACTACAGATATTGATTTTGATATTACTCTGGGATCATAATTTATAATTTCTGTTACATTTGTAATAATAGCTTCTTCAATCTCAGGAGTTAGTTGTTCAAATAAAACGTCCCATATAATTGTACCAAAACTAGGATCACTAAGTTTTTCTCCCTGCCTAATATGAAAATGATTTATTACGTCTTGTTTTATAAGTTCTAAATCATATAAATTAAATCCAGATCTTGTAATATCAGTGGTGCTAAATCCTCTGTAGGCAATTCCTTGACTACTAGGATTTATTCCGTTACTAGTAACACTTACTCGTTTATATAAATTTTTTTCTAATGTACTCATTTTAACTTCCTCGTATTGCTCTTGAACCTATAGAATAATATTCGTCGCCCGTAGTTCCGTATGCATCAGCGCCGCCGTTTCCATTTCTCCAGTTAGTCATTCCTCCAGCACCTAATAAATGAGAGCCTGCTAACATACCGCCAACTGTCTCTAAATTATCATTAGATCTAATTCCACCTTTATTTTGTAAATATTTGTAATTAAGATTTGTATATTTGAGCATTGCAGTTTCTTGTTCAGTAGTATTTGACAAAAAGTCGTTAAGATTGTTTATGCCGCCGACGCCAGTCCAATTAGCTGGATTTCTAAGTGTCGAATTATTATTACTTGCATCAGACCTAATATATCCTAAATCTTTAAGTGCCATTGTACCCATTTGATATTTTCCTACAAATCCTATACTATTAATTGCTGAATAATTATTATTACTTTCACGTTGTCCTACTGCTCCTAGGTATGCTGCGGTTTGTTCTTGTGTAAGTCCGGCAATAGTGCCTTGTAGCTGATCAGTACTTAATGGTAATCCTATATTTGGAGCAATATTTGGAAGTGCTTCGATACCGGCTGCCTTAGCAAGTGCAGGATCTATTTGTCCTATGTCATATCCGATAGACGGAGAAAAAGTGTTTCCGCCACTACTTAATGCAGGAGGAGTATTAGACGCTGCGCCAGAACCTTTAGCAAAAGTATCAGGAGTTAACGGAGCAAAAGTATTACCTGCAAGCCTGCCAGGTTTTTCTCTATCAGTTTCTTTAGTTTTAAACACTAACGGGTTCATATTTTCATGATGTGGCCAAGGTTCGTGTTGCGGTGCTCTTGTAAGAATACTAGGATAATATGTAGGAACTTCGCTTCCTGGTAACATATAAGGTAATTGTATAGTTGTTAAGTGTACAACTTCGGTTGCATCTAATGGAGGTTCAGCATCAACAGCAGGTAGTGCTGCAAGTCCTACAGACGGATCGCCTCCAGCACTAGCAGAATTACTAAGATTGCTATTCCAGTGAATTTGTCCTGCATCCCCTGCAATAATACCTGCACCTTGTATATTAACATTAGAACCCGAATTATGATAAGAACTTTGTCCTGCAATTACATGATGTGTAGTACCTGCTTCTTGATGTATTGTAGTTGCAGATATAATTGTAGTATCATCAGCTGATTGAGTTCTAATATTAGCGTCTGATATTAGATGAACTTCACCTGTAATTTTTTCTCGTCTGTATCCTTCTACAATTCCTTCTACATTTCCTTTTGCATAATACCTAATATCACCACCTTCGCCATCTTCGCCGGCAATAGATCTCATACTTAAACTTGCATTTTGTAGATGATGTATTCCTACTGCAATGTCATGTATATTACTATCGCTTTTTCTATACCAACTTTGCCCGCTAGTTTCGTGTGTTTTTTCATCTGATCTTTGATATCTGCTTTTATTAGTATGGAAATGATAATTTTCTTTTACTAAAACTTTCATTTCGCTTTCAACAGTTGTATCACTCAAATTATGAACTGTTAATTTATAATCATTTCCGACATCTATATTAGTATTCCATGCACTTTCGACTTGTATTCTTCCAGCTTCATTTTCGTTAACATCATATTGATCGCCAGCACTATATCTTGCTGTGGCTTTCATATTGATGTTTCGACCTGCTTCCATATTAATATCACGCTCTGCTGTAATATTTAAATCAGCCCCAGTCATAATACTAATACTATCATCGGCATGAATATCTATTTTACCATCACTTGTTAATTCTATCCAAGCAGTTCCTCTACTATTACCTATATAAATTAAATCTTCTGCATTATGCAGTAATATTTGATGTCCTGTTCTTGTCCTTAATCTAATATGCTCATTATGAGGTATAGTAGCATCGCCTTGTATATCCCCAGCTTCAACATTTGCATATACAGGCGGACCATCTTCTGCATGAGTCTTTCGTATGTACTTGTCGTCTCCATCATCAAATACTAAACTAGAGCCGCCTAGTCTATTAAAAAACTGTTCTGCTTTTGTTTTTTGATTTCCATATTGATGTTTAGGAGCACCTTTTCTTTTATCTAGAGGACCCGGAGTGTTCATTCCAAATACCATGCTAGGAACTTCTCTTCTAGCACTAGAAGTAGTAGTACCTCTTATTTCATCATCTAATAACCCTTGATTTTCTAAAACTTGTGTAAAATCTTTATTATAAGGTTTATTAAATTTAGTAGGATCTTTACCTTCACCAGTTTCAACTTTTTTGTTATATTCTGCGGTAGGTAGTTTTTTACCTTGTAATGGTCCCGGAGTATCTGGTCTAGTAAATTTAGTACTAGGACTATAACCAGGTAATTGATAATTCATAAAGTTATCTTGAATACATCCAATCCAGTACCCATAAGCACTATTATCTTCAGCAAAAATAACAAGTACTTTTGTTCCTACATCAGGTGGAACTGCCCAAAATCCATAACTTTTTTGTGAATATTCGTAACCTTCGTTTGCTTGTGTTCCTGCTTCTGGCGTTACGCCATAAAATGGACTAAGATATCTTACAGTAAATACTTGTCCAGTTCTTGCGGGGTTGTTGCCGCTTGTATCATGTCGTAATAACTCAACTTCTAGTGTGCCCATATATGAAGGATCTAAATGATTAACAACTAGTGCTTCATAAGGACCGCCTGATGATGGTTTAACTGAATTAAATTTTGTTCTACTATATGTATTACCTATACTCATTATGTACCTGCTTCATTTATATAACCTGCGGCCCTTGCATAAGCCCTTTCGTTTGGTGATAATTTAGATAGAGCAGAGCCGCCACCAATACCATCATTAAATGATTTTAATTTTTCAACTGATCTAACATCGTTATTGGACCACGTATTACTTTTTTGGGTTGGAGATAGAGGATGTGTTGAGTGATATACTATACCATCTAATCTATCTGCACCTTTAAAATCTGTATTCACATACCATCCTTTTTTCTTATTGTATCCTACATTAGATTTATTAATTCCTGCGGCGGTAAGTGCTGGATCACCTGTGTTGTCATATTCGATAGACGGATTTTTACCGATCACTCCGGTGGGATCAACAGGTGCTCCTTGTAAAACATTCCCTGCACTACCTGTTGCATTAGATTGTGTTTGAGCAGAAGCGCCGCCTTTAATATTAACAGTGCCTCCTCCTTGTCTAGGACCTGATCCGCCGCCGGTGCCTGCAGGACCGTCGCCTAACATATTAAAGACTTTTTGTCCTTTGTTAAAATCATATCTATCAGTTAATGGAGACTTAGGTACCCATGGACGTCCGCTGATAGACGATGCTTGTGTTGCATCGGCTTGAGCTGGCGTAAAATTTGTAACAGCTGAATTACCGATACTATTAGCAATATCTGCACTAGAAGCTCCATCAGTAATGCTTTTTATATTTCCAAGTACACTAGTATCAATTTTTGATCCTAAACTATTAACAGCTGAACCTAAATTTCCGATAGGATTATTTACAATATTTGCTATATTAGGCACAATTGCCTGTACACTATTTGCTGCGCTTTGTGCTAATGTTAATGCTGCAACTGGACCGCCGGCAAGTGCTCGAGCTTGTTGTGAAACAGAATTATAAAATCCCTGTGCTTGTGCAATGTTGCCTCGAACAAGTGCAGGCACATTTTGTATAGAAGTTACTGCATTAGAAATATTTCTTATAGGTTTTAATGTAGTTGCAAAACTGCTAACTGATCTTGTTATATTTCTAGGTATATTAATTGCCATGTTAGCCTCCCATAATCCCTTTTAACCACTGCGGGGCGCCGTCGTTAGTTGCACTACTAGTTCCCCATGACGGAACATCATATCCTTTCATTCCAGGCTTTAATGTATTATCATCTGCTATATCAACATGGAATGTATTATTACCCATATATCCATTTCCGGCTCCTATACCTGTTGCTCCGGCGCCTTCTGCTGCCCGTATAAAGGTTTGTATAATAGACAGATCATCTGGATTAGTAGTTGATAGTGGACTAGATCTATCAGGAACTCTTAGTTGTACATCAACTGCATATCCGTCATCGTGTCTGTGACTACCAGTTCTTCTTGTTGATGTTTGGCCGCCGCTAGTTATTAATAAATTAACACCGGCAGTTCTTGCTGCACTTTGTATTATAGAATTTAAGCTAGGTTGAATTGTTTGATTTCTAATTTTTCCACTAAATCCTGAAACATATTCAACTTCTCCTGTACCTGTACCTGTAGTAGATCCAGCCGGTACTACAGGAGTACTTACTCCAGTTCTATAAAATTCCTGAGCAGCTTCTCTTTCTTCTGTAGTCGAGTTAGGATTTTGAAAAATACTATTTGCTTGAGATTGAGATGTTACAGTAAGTGTATTAGATCCAGATGGTACTATGGGAGGACCTGCTCCTCCAAAAGGCTCAAGTTCTGCGGTTGCAGATGTTGCAGCAAGGGCGCCTGATTGACCAGCAGCTAATGCAGATCCAGCAGCGCCGTATCCTGTTGCATAAGGGTTAGTACCAACTGGTCCGCCTGCGCCGCTAAACGAATTATTATCACCTTCAGAAAGATCAACTTCTTGACTGAGTACAATATTTTCAGTTTCACCAGTGGGATTATCGTTTTGACCGCGTCTTCGTAGTATCTGTAAATCTTGTATAAATTGCCCGTCACTAAATTTATTATTCACTCCTAACACTTTATAAAGTCCGCTGAATTGTTTTACTAATTTACTAAATTGCATAGTGCCATCTTGATTGTAATCAAAAGGAATTTTAAAATTTATAATAATAAACACTTCTGAATTTTGATAATCTATTGTTCCGTCTGTAGTTACAAATGGTGCCGCTGGAGCAGCATTATAATTTCCCATTCCACTTGTTGGAATAAAATACGGATCTCCCCATATTTTTAAATTACCTTGTATTAAATCAACATTACTATTCATTAAAGAATTATGAAATGATTGTGCTATACCAACTTTAGTCGAAAACGATTCAGAATTTCTTCTACCGCCTTTAGCAGTATATCCTTTAACATTAGTTTCTTGCAAAGTGTTATTAGATTCTCTAGGACTACTCTTTGAACCAAACCCTTGAGATTCTCTAGCTATTTGTGTATTATCTTGTTTTCCAGGATTTACTGTCTCGATAGATGCGCCTGCTCTACGTTCGCCGCCTAATTGATTAAGGTCTGCATTTAAATTTTGAAAAAATGCAAAATTGTATTCAATATCAAAATCAAGTACATCTTCATTTTCACCTGTATAAAGATAGTTGTATGTTTTTTGTGCCATCCCTGCTAAAGCTTGAGAATTTGACGGTCTCCTGTCTGGACCTAAAAATATTGCTTCGTCAACATAATAAGGTAATACTGCATATACATAAACTTTTGGATCTGTTCCTAGCTTTTGCTCGGATGACTGATTTGGTTCAAGAAAAGTAAATGTTTCTATTTTAAACCATTCCTTTTTTCCATTAACTGCTGGTTTTTCAGCAAGTTCTCTGCCATATTGACTGTTAGTAATTACGTCACTAATTATACTAACAATATCATCGCCGTTGGTATATTGTATTTTTCTTAAGAAATCACTCATTTGCATAGATTCGTCATTTCTTGAAAATATTAAAAGTTTATCAGGATCCATTGCAGCGTCAGCTTCGGCTATTGGTCGATCACCTTCTTCAAATACATCTTCAACAATTACTTTTTTGCCGATGTCGTTAATTTCTAATTGTGCATATGCTTTGAGTCCATCAAAAACTGAAGAACTACTTGTAGGATCACTTAAAGTTATACCTGCTGCATTAGCAAGTCCGGGGTCCACTTGTCCTGCACCATACCCGACATAATCCCTATTTCCACTATCTACTGCTCTAACAACACCTTGTTTATCATTAGGAAAACAAATAATATATTTGTGATGTTGTTCTACAACACCTTGTTCTTCTTGAGTTTTTAATCGCTGATTAATAATCTCTGTTAATGATCTATCTTTTTCGTTTTGTAAAATATCTGCAATTGTTCTACCTTCTATAGTTGTATCTTGTTTTAAAGTTACATTTTCATCAAAAGTAGCTTGTTCATTAAATGGTACAGCTTCGACTTCGTAAACGCATCCTTCGCCTGTTACTGAAAAATTCATATTAGTAAATCGAAAAGGAATAAATTTTGACGGCGATCCAAGATTTCCTGCATCATTTCCCGAATCGTCCCAGCCTGCAAATTTTACTTCTAGACAATAACATGCTTCGTTATATGTTGTGTACTTATTTTGTTCGGCTGCTATAGCAATTGTTTCAATAAACTGTCCCATACTATACGGTTCTGTTACTACAAATCTAATAACAGTTCCTGTAACTGGTCCTGTAATATTATTAGGGGTTAACACAGTTTCAATTTCTAAATCGTCAATAAAATATTCAGCATGTGCTCCATATGTATCTTCAGTTGCAGTTGTAACCCTTCCAGCTGTGCCGCCGGCGCTCTGTACAATAATGTTAGATAGCCCTCTATTTCTATATGTACTAGAAGGCGTGTTAACTTCGTTTTTAGATAAACAACCCAATGCAATATGATAGTTATATGATGCATAGTCTCTTAACGGATTTGGTAGCTTACTTTTTGTAATAGAAGATGCTGACCCTATTCCTGTTGTTCCTAATAATGATGAAATTGTGCCGCTGCCAAACGCTCCAAAGTTTAATCCAAAATTTGAAAAATTATTAACAACGTTATCTAACTGATTTAATGCATTACCTATTTGAGGAACTCCAGGAATTAAATTTCCTATCGGACTATTAATAACAGTATTAAATGCACCTGCAACATTTCCAGATTTAATATCTGATATAGCACTCGAAACATCCGATATAGAAGAGACAATATTGTTTACGCCATTTGGCAAAATAGAAATTGCATTTGAAAAATTATTAAAATCACTTAGAACAGGAATTCTCGAATTAAATGCTTGATTTGCATTTTGAATACCTGCTAAATTTAAGGAAGATGACTTATTACTAAATGTTTGTCCTATGCTACTCGAAGTGTTTACTAATCTTGTAATGTTGTTTACATTTGCAGACAAAGAATTATTAAAATTATTTGCAGTTGCAACAAGTTTTGAAGCATTACTAAATGAACTTATAAGATTAGTAAAAAGTGACATTTATATTCCTAAATATTTTTGTAAATTATTTTTCTTTGGCAAATAAATCTGTGTACCTGCAACAAAATCATATATAGGATCTTTTAGTATGTCTAGATTACGTTGAGCAAATACCCACCATAAATCTTTAGAACCGTATAAATCAAAAGATAATAAATCAGGTCTATGAGTATAAGCAGAAATTATAGTGTATAATACATCGTCTACTTCTGCAGGAACTGAACGTATTTTTAAAATATCTAAATACCCTGTTGTTGTAATTTGAGTATCGGCATATGGGCTAAAAGGTGAAACTGACATTAAATAAATCCTTCTCCTGTAGAAGCATAGCCGCCATTTGCAAAAGTATTCAAACTAAATTTACTCTGTGCTCTTCTACTGTATTGCGGCATACATGTAACTGTCATTGTAGTCTGTGTTGGAACATAATTAGTTTGACCCATAAAGTTTACCGGAATATAATCTACATCTGATGGTAAATCCATTGTAAATCCTTGTATTAAAACTGGGATATTACTTAAGACATGCGGGCCATATCCATTTAATCTACATAGTAACGGAGGATTGCCTTTTGGAGAACTTTCTCCATAAAACATTTTTGTCATTGTCCTTAGATAGTGTACAACTGAAAGATAGTACACTCCGTCTGTAGCATATTCATTATAATATTCTCCGATAATAGTAATTGCATCTACTTGACTATTTTGATATGCATTATAAGGATAATTTGTATGTATAGGTTGAATTTGTGAATAGTTAGTACTATTACCAAAAAGTATACTAGGTGTAAAAGGAAAAACAACTTCATTATTAGTCTGTGAAAAGCTAGATAAAGTAGGTGCATCTCTAATTGTATTAGGCACACTTAATCTTACTCTCCAAGATGCAGCATTAGAATTTTGCCCGCCGGCGCCAGATGCTGCATTTCTAGTTGATGCAGAATTAGGGTCTTGCCAGCCGCCGCCGCCAGATGTACTAGTAAATATAGCCGAAACTCCTTGTCTAAGAAGAGTATTTGCGCCTGCGCCAACACCTTGTGAAAGGTTTTGTAACATTCTATTTTGAGAAGCTAATCTTGTAGGATCTAAAGAAAGCTGACCTTGGTTTCGGTATCCTATGTCATTATTTCTGTTTGATGCTATTTGAGCTGTGCTTCTAACTTCGGCTCCTAATTGGTTAAATACTGTTTGTGCAGCATTTTGCCCAATTGACGCCAATTGATTAAACGCATTTAGAATAGACATATTTATTCTCCTTTGATAATGTATTTAGTTGACAAAATTAACTATGTATATTATTATAATAGTAAGCGATGGAGAAATCATGAGAAAACAAAATTATCTTAATAACAAAGACATATTAAAAGAAATACACAAGTCAAAGAATACATTCAATAGTTTTACTGATCCGAGTTATGGTCTTTATGATATTATTTTACCAAGTGTAGATAAAATTAATATAAGAACTATAGCCGAAGCAAAGCGAAATAAAGCAAAAAGGTTATCTACTGAAGACTATAATAGAAGAAAAGAAGCTGGACAAAAAGTCAAGCAGGCAGAATGCGAAGTTGATTATAAAAAAATTACAAAAGAAGAATTGATCTTCCGTATAATGACATTTGATCATATTCCAGAAGAGCCAGGACGTAAAAAGAATCCAAAGACAGTAGCTGACACAAAAACTAAACTAAACTTTCCGCCTTTTCACCACTATAAATTTGATACTAACGGAGAATTACAGTTAGTTGGAAAAAGTCACTGGGTCGGAGGCATGAAAAACGGATACTTTTCAAAAGATCACGGCGGAGCAACTAACAAACTTGCAATGATGTGGATGAAACTTGTTGATCGTTATGCTACCCGTGGAAATGTACGTGGATATACTTACAACGACGAAATGAAGGGTCAAGCAATACTGCAACTGTCGCAGATTGGACTACAGTTTGACGAATCAAAGTCAAATAATCCCTTTGCATATTATACAGCAGCAGTTACTAACAGTTTTGTACGTGTTATTAACTTAGAAAAGCGTAATCAGAACATTAGAGACGATATTTTAGAAATGAACGACTTAAATCCAAGTTATACAAGACTCCATGAAGGTGAGTGGGAAGCTGCTGTGAAGCGCAATGAAGAAGCAACAATGACTGCATATTCTAACACAAAAAAGTGATTGACAAGTGTTAAAAAATAGCTTATAATTAAACAAAATATGGAGAATTATAAACTTGTTCAAAAAAGCAGCGATCTTTACCGATATTCATTTTGGCTTAAAAAGTAATTCAAAGCTTCACAATCAAGATTGTGAAGACTTTGTAGACTGGTTTATAAAAACTGCCAAAGATAATGATTGTGAAACTTGTATCTTTTGCGGAGACTGGAATCATAATAGAAATAGTCTTAATCTTACGACTATGGATGCAGGATTACGAGCATTAGAAAAATTAGGTGCAGCGTTTGATAACTTCTACATGTTTGCTGGCAATCATGACTTGTACTATAAAGACAAACGTGATGTAAAATCAACTGAGTTTGCAAAACACATTCCAGGTGTTACTGTTATCGAAGAAATAACTATAGTAGATGACGTAGCATTGGTTCCGTGGTTAGTAGGTGACGAATGGAAGAAAATAAAAAACATAAATTCAAAATATTTGTTTGGACATTTTGAACTACCTAGTTTTTATATGAATGCAATGGTACAGATGCCAGATCACGGAGAACTTAAAAGCGAACATTTTAAGAATCAAGAATATGTATTCTCAGGACACTTTCACAAGCGTCAAAGACAAGGCAAAATTCATTACATCGGTAATGCATTTCCGCACAACTACGCCGATGCGTGGGACGACGAACGTGGTATGATGATTCTCGATCGTGAAAATAACTCTGAACCAGAGTACATCAACTGGCCAAATTGTCCAAAATATCGTACAATTAAACTAAGTCAATTAATCGACGAAAAAGACACTCTTATTAAACCAAATATGTACTTAAGAGTTACATTAGATCTTCCTCTTTCATTTGAAGAAGCAAGTTTTATTAAAGAAACTTTTATTAGGGACTTTGGGTGTAGAGAAATTACATTAATTCCACAAAAACAAATTGATGAAATTTCTACAGATTTAGATATTACTCAATTTGAAAGTGTAGATCAAATTGTTAGCAACGAAATTTCTTCATTAGATACTGAAAACTATAGCAAAGCAATGCTATTAGAAATTTATAACGGATTAGAGCATTAATATGATTAAGATTAAAGATCTTACAGTAAAAAACTTTATGAGTGTAGGTAATCAAACTCAAGCAGTTGATTTTGATAAGGAGCAACTGACTCTTGTACTAGGAGAGAATCTAGATCAAGGAGGCGACGATAGTGGATCACGTAACGGTACTGGTAAAACTACAATTATTAATGCGCTAAGTTATGCATTGTACGGTACTGCATTAACAAATATTAAACGAAACAACTTAATTAATAAAACTAATAGTAAAGGAATGTTAGTTACACTACATTTCGAAAAGGACGGGCTCGATTATAGAATTGAGAGAGGTAGATCTCCTAATATTTTAAAGTTTTTTATTAATGGACAGGAACAAGAATTAATCGACGAGTCACAGGGTGACAGTCGAAAAACACAAGAAACAATTAATGATTTACTTAATATGAGTCATGATATGTTTAAACATATTGTTGCATTAAACACATACAGTGAGCCATTTTTATCAATGAGAGCAAACGATCAACGTGCTATTATTGAACAATTACTCGGTATTACAATTTTGACTGAAAAAGCAGACAGTCTTAAAGATGAAATTAAAAGTAGTAAAGACGAAATTACTCAAGAGACATTAAAAATTAATGCTATTGAATCGTCTAACGAAAAAATACAAACCACTATTGATAAATTGCAAAAAAATCTTCGTGCTTGGAATGCTAAAAAGAAACAAGACATAGAAAAATTACAAAGAGCTATTGCTGAATTAGAACATTTAGATATCGAAACCGAACTTGATAATCATGAAAAATTATCAAATTGGACTGAACATAATAATGCTATTTTGGCTCTTAATAAAGAAAAAAGTACATTAGAGAACGCACTATTACGTGCAACATCTTCTGTAGAAAAAGCAGAAAAAGACATCGCAAATTTAGACGATGCAACTTGTTATACATGCGGTCAAGAACTACATAATGACAAAAAAGAAGAAATTTTGTTAACAAAAAATAAAGAACTTAACGATACAATGGCATATCAAACAGAAATTGCTGGAAAACTTGAAGAGGCAATGAAGGCACTTAGTGACATCGGTGACATTAATGGTAAGCCTACTACGTTTTACGAATCTGCAAAAGAAGCATATGAGCATAGAAATAACGTTGATAATTTAAAATCAGCATTATCAAATAAAGAAACTGAAGAAGATCCTTACAATTCACAAATTGAAGAACTAACAAATACAGCACTGCAAGAAATTAATTGGAATATTATTAATCAATTAACAGAATACAAAGAACATCAAGAATTCTTGTTAAAACTATTAACAAACAAAGATAGTTTTATCCGCAAGAAGATTATTGATCAAAACCTAGCATATCTAAACAACAGACTTACATATTATCTTGACAAACTAGGATTGCCGCATCAAGTGTTGTTCCAAAACGATTTAAACGTTGAGATTACGCAACTAGGACAAGATCTAGACTTTGATAACTTGAGCAGAGGCGAACGCAACAGACTTATCTTAGGATTGAGCTTTGCATTCCGTGATGTTTGGGAAAGCCTGTATCAAAATATCAACTTGTTGTTTATTGATGAATTAATCGATAGCGGCATGGATAGTGCTGGAGTTGAAAATTCTCTAAGTGTATTGAAAAAGATGGGCAGAGAACGTGATAAAAATATCTATTTGATTAGTCACAAAGACGAACTAGTTGGCAGAGTTAATCATGTTCTCAAAGTTATAAAAGAAAACGGTTTTACTAATTACGAAAACGATATTGAGATAGTAGAATGAAAAAAGATATACACGACGAATTAGTACAAGCATACTTAGATTATTTTACCATTAACGAAGAATGGAGCCGACGACCTTCAGTACGGCGGTACTATGCGATAAGAAAACAAATAAAGAAAATTATGAATCTAGGCAAAGAAAGACACACAGAAGTAAGGCAAGAATATTTAGATAGTAAAGAAAAATATCGAAATCCAAATAATAGTAGGCAACAGAAAAAAATTCATAAGTAAAGTATGAGTTGGACATATAAAGGTAAAGAAATATCCGAAATACCAGATGAGTACGAAGGATTTGTTTATCTTATTACCAACTCAACTAACAATCAAAAATACATAGGCAAAAAACTAGCAAAGTTTAAAACTACTAAGCCACCACTTAAAGGCAAGAAGAATAAACGTAGAGGCTACAAAGAAAGCGACTGGAAAACCTATTGGGGATCTAGTGATAGACTAAACGCAGATGTAGCAGCATTAGGCGAAGATAAGTTTACAAGAGAAATACTATACCTATGTAAAGGTAGGGGCGAAATGTCCTACATAGAGGCAAGAGAACAGTTTGATAGGCGTGTACTCGAAACAGATGAATACTACAACGGTATTATCAATGTTAGAGTAGGCGGATCAGACAAACTCAAACAGGCATTGTTAGAACATCACATCCAGGCAAAACAATCTAACACATAAGGTTGGCGGGCCAGATTAATTTACCGCTGTGGAAAAAGCTCTCGTATAGAAGCACACGTAACATGCTGAGTCGCGCCTGGTAATAAGGCGTTGGATTGGCATAGGTTGAATGTTAGCAGTCGAAAAACACAAACACAGTACATAAAAACTCTTTAGCAATAGGAACGAAGCGAGAGGTAGCTGGAAACAGCGATGTCGACGTAGGTTGGGAAAGGTCAGAGCCCATTGTACTTTGTGTATAAACAATTACCTACTTCCAATGTCTCGGCTGGTGCATGACTCACATGAAGCGCATTTTGAGATTAGATGGGACCGTAACAGGTTCCGTCTGACTGAAACGATCTACATGAAACTTAAACATTATGACATTCGTCATAATGCATCTATATATTAATACTAATAGCTTTTATCAACAAACGAAGTATTATAGTTCGAGCGTTTAGCGAAAACTAATATCTACGAAGTAGATATTTTAATAATAAATACTTTGCAGGAGTTATTGGTATGAAAATTAATGAAACTAAAAAAGATGATTTAGATGAAGGTCCTTTAGATCTATTAACTAAAAGTGGTAGAGATCAAAGACGTGCATTTAAAGGTGGTCGTGGTACATTAAAAAAGACAACTGATAATCTTAAAAAAGAATTTGCAAGTTACCTCGGACGTCAAGGCAAGAAAAACTTTAAACAAGCAACTACTCAAGATGTAATTGACTTTCTTGATGGGAAAAATG